ATTTGCTTTCAAGTTGTTCGCGTGTCTTTCTTTAAAAGATAATAAGTCCTTCTGATTTAATATCTTATATGTAACTCTCTCGTCTCGAATGAGTTCATTCTTTGGAATAGGGTCGTCAACATACACAGTTAATGATACTTCTTTTGGCCAGTATCGAATAAACCCATTGATGAGCAGCGATCCAGTCTCTCTGAACCCGCTTGTATTATAACAAGTTACTGCATTAATTCTTTTCATATCTTACCTACGTCTAAATATTTTGATACTTCTTTCCACAGGAGGCCATCTTTTATATCTTGAATACTGTAATGAGACATTGCTATCTTTTGGATCCAAGTTTCTCTATCTATTATATATGGACTTTCTAACATTGACATGTCATAATTTCCAACATCTGCCACCGGGCTCTTTTTCCAATCCGGGTCCATGATAAACACCGGAACGCCTTCAATCGCGCTAACGGCTCCAGGAGAACTGTTATATGTAATGGAACACCATGCGTTTTTTAAATCTTCTAAAATGCTTTTATTTCTCGATATGGTTACTCTACTTTTTTCTAAGTTACTAATGTATCCATTTACTAAATGATTATCGGTTGGGTGTAATCGAATGACAATATCTCTATCGGAATATTCCCTTATCTTTTTTATCGTTGAAGTGCACCACTTTAATCCGTCTAAACCACACATAGTCCAACCGGAACTCTTTTGCATAAGTATGAGAATATGATCTCCGGTTTTTCTCCAAGGTTTAAGTTTGCATTCAGTTACCTTACTTATATTAGTCCATCTGTTTGGATCTATCTCTTTATCAAAATAATAACCAGTGTTTGCAAATATGCCGTTCATGCTGTATCTAAAATAAATGTTTTTACTTAGATAATTAAAGATGTTCCCATCAACAGTTAAAATGTGGCCGCAATGGTTTTTCTGTTTTTCTATGACGTATCTTCTAAACATATTATGAGGTGTATCGGATCCTGGCTTTGGCCATCCCTGTATGATAGCAAGATTGCATTTATTCCAAACCGAGTTTTTCACGACAGAGCAATTTGGAAATGTTTTTTGAATTGCCTCAAATCTTTCATCTTTTCTATCAGACTTTAGAGTTTTGTAAAATATAGAAGATGTAATCACGATGAACCTCTAAGTAAAAATGTATCATCGTTAAATATGTTATTCAAACAGTAATTTCGTTCTGTTCCAAAGTCATGAGCGATACATTTTCTTCTCTCGTGCCAGGAATAAGATGCTTTCCAATCGAAGCCATATGCAAAAACTTTTTGTGGGTTCTGCTTCTTTATATAGTATAAGACTCTTAGACCAGTCGAAGATTTCTTTGGCAAGTTACCGTCTAACTGCTTTCTATCCTCATCAGAGAACACCAGATCTGCCATCTCTATATGCAATGGGGATACGTCTACAGTATCCATCTGCATCTTACGTACGTGTCTTGTATGAGGTTTATTAAAGTATGCTTTGTTTTGGTTAATGTTCTGCATACACCAGATATCAAGACGCGATCCCATCTGAGATGGAAACTCGGTGAAGCGATATCCACCACGGTTGATACGAACCACTACTTCTGCTCGATCTATTTCTTTACCGTACTTTTGTTGTAAGAGCGAAGCCGCATTACCAACAACCGCAACAGTTTTTCCTGCGAACCATTCTTTCATCGTTAACTCAGTTTTAGATAATAAAAAAGGAGGACTGTATCCTCCTTTAAAAGGAGGACTGTATCCTCCTTTATTTATTCAAACGATACAAATAAGATTTACTCTTACTTTCCGCCCTTTTTCTTTTCGGTGTTATCTTTGTGGAAGGTGTGATCTGGATCTATCATCATGCCCACCCTACTAAATTCTGATTTGATTTGATCTGCCACGGAGCTTCTTGGCGATCGATTCTTCGAATACGGTTCTCTAGGTCAGCAAGATCAGAAGAGTCTGCAAGATATTCATCAATATTATCTTTTTCGGTTCTTACTTTAAATAAATTTTTAAAATTAAACACCGCGAGCCTCCTTACCATACGCAGCTTCAAACGCGATTTGATCGATAGAACTATAATGTAATCCTAGATCTTTGAGCTGATGTATGGTTAAAGAACTGAGTTCTTTGTAGGTTTTTCTATAGGTTCTGTTTCTAGAATACCACTTAACGAGTAGGGATATCATACTGACACCCCTAGTCTTGGTGCGACACCATACTGCTTCATATGGAAGTATGCATAGTCGGCATCAGCTTTATACTCGGTGCGAGCCCAAGTAGCAAGTTCTTTATCAGATTCTGAACGGTGCGCGGTTTTTATTAGACCATCAAAAAGTCTTAGCGTTAGCATTATTTTCTCTCTTTCAATGTGTGTGTATTTTGTTGCCCGTAGTAGAATTACCACAGATTTAATGATATTATTTATAGGAATAGTTTACTAAAATAGGTAAAAAAGGTTTACCTATTTAGAATAGCCGGTATTCGGTTATGTTATAGCTACTATTCGCTTACCTCGGCAAGATTATCTTCAACTGCTTTTAAACGGGTTGATCGTTGCGGCCTTTAGAGTCGTCTGGGTCTGTGTTCTGTGACGTACACAACGTTGTTATATTTTCTATACATAATTAAACGCTGATCTCAACATAGACATCACCGGTTGCTGTGCCAAATGTGCGATAGATAAACACACCAGTTCTACCATCATTGACGTTAGGAGCAGTGTTATTCCCAGTGTGATTGCCAGCGTTAACGCCTGTTGTCACAGCACGATTGCTACCAGTATCATTCTTAACCAATACGGTCACAGTCTTGCCTGCTGTAATATTAGAGAACGCAATGACCGCAGTAGTAGTAAGTTCAACTAACACATTATGATCTGTAGCAAAGTCAATAGTCAGCGTGCCTGCCGCACCTAGTGTTCCAGCATCACGAGATTGACCGTGATAGTTTCTAGCAGTAACAAGATTTGTGACGGTTAAGCTACCCAATGTGCCCACACTAGTCAAACTACTTGTAACTACATTGCTTGCTAATGTTGTGCCAGTAACGTTTGCAGCAGCAACTGAACCGGCAGAGCCTGACACATTACCTGTTAATACCTTACCTGATTCAAGTGTAATACCTGTACTGTCCACAGTGGCAATTTTAGCTAATGTCGTGGTGTTTATCGGAGTAGCCCACAATTCAATATAACCGCCTTGATTAGTTAAGGTTTGGTTACCTAACGCCTTATAGACAATACGTTGATTGGCTGTTCCTGGTATTATCGTGCCATTATGTGCGGTACCGCTGAGACGCATAATTTCTTCATCGGCCAACACCGCGGATGGTGATGCTGCGGTATTATTATATCTTCTCGAAACAAACGCAGAAAATGCATTTTGTGAGTCATTGTATATTCTACTAGGTACGCCAGGTGACCCGGCAATACCTGTAACGTGTAACATAACTCCAGTGTTAACTGGCGATTGGAAAACTCCGCCCGAACCACCAATAATTTCAACAGCGCCTTCACTACTATTAGCGTTCGGCACAAGTATACGAACTTTGCCGGATTCGTCTACTCTAAAAACGGCGCCATTTGCATCCGGGTCGATTGGATCATATGTATCTGGTGTATGCACATGAAAATTGCCGATAACATTAATAACACCATTGGCTGATGATACTATATCAATGTTTTGACCAAGATTCACTGAACTTAATGTAGCAGCACCATTAGCTGGAACTGTTGCTTGGAAGTCACCGAAACTAAAATCGAGCCCTTCAGAGCTAATGATAATTTGGCCTTGGTTATTGGTAGTGACACCGGGTCCTAATCTAACACCGCCTATTATATCATTAGTTGCCGCGTTCAGTTGAAGTCTATCGGATCCATCTATCGTAAATGCAGTACCTATTTTTATCCCGCCAAGATCACTTGATGAAGCAACAGAAAGAGAAACTTCATTACTGCCATTTAAGTAAAGACCATCGCCAGTTTCTATCGTATCAAAGATGAATTTTTTGGTAGCTTGATCGTAAGTTAGATACTTGTTTGTGCCCACAGTTGCTGAATTAATATCATCTAATCTAGAAAAGTTAACTTCACCGCCACCACCGATTGACGACATTTGTTGTTGAATGCGCTGTAAGAACAAACCGTAATGATCGTTCATTTCTTTAAATGTTACAAATTTTTCGCTAGGTTCTCTTCGAAGAGGATCGTTCCATCTTTGAGTTTCTATATTTTCAGCCACATTACGTACAATAGGTTCGGATTTACGTGGACTATTTAAATAGTGCATCGTCTTTTTTACAACGTCTTCTTCCTCAATGGCCGTAGGCGCAATTATAATTTCTTCTTTAAGATTTGGCTCTTGAGACTTCTTCTGTGCAGCTGCTGCTTCAAGAAGCATTTTCTTCAACTCGTTAATTGCATTACTCATTATCGTTGCCATCCCTTTATGTATTCCGCGGAGAAGTTTGCTTTACTAAATTCGAGTCGGTCTACAAGTTTAACTGCGTTCTTACCCATGTGGTCGATTGCGACAAAACCTTCCTGCTCGGTTACCTTATACCCGTCAGCTGTCTTGAGGAAGGTACCAATTCTCTTTGCTCTATCGAGCTTTCGTATGATTAATAGTTTTGCGTCTATGATATGATTGTATAGATCAAACATCGCTACGATCTGAGATCTCTGAGTCTTGTCAAAGTAAGACATTACTTCGTCTTTTTTAGCCATCACAGCCTTCTTGCCAGCGTCTGTCTTTTTCTTTTCAATCTCGCCGTCGTAGTATCGGTTCAGATATACGATTAGGTCGTTGACGAACACCGCAGAGTTGCGAACTCTTTCTCCCTGACGGATCTTGGAGTTTACGAAGGTCTTTACTCTCATAAGTCTCTCTTCGTTCTCAGAGATGCCGTTAAGTGTCTCCCTCTTAATCGAGTTGAAGAGCTTTCCTGCCTTGGATAGTATCTCAGTGACGGCTTCGGTCTCGTTTGAAGTAAAGTTAGCTGTTCCGGACACGTCTTTATAGACGGCGTCGACGGACCAGACAGAATTTACTTTCTTAAGGCCGCTTGCGATCTCTTCTCCAAAACTCGCTGACATTGTTTCAAAAGAGTCTCCTCTGTATCGAGTGTGCCATACCACTCCGATCTTAGATCTGAGGATTTCCTTAGCAAGCTTGCTGTTTTCAGGTACCGCGTAAACAATCGTATTAGGATGAAAAGTAATATGCGGTTCATCATTAATGTTAACTTCTTTGATATCTTCTCTCGCATATAGAAAGTCACCTTGTATCACACCCTTGATGCCAAGCTTTGGAAGCTCAGCAAGAGCAAGTTTCAATTTTGTATTCAAATCGCCTGAGGTATCGGCATCAATGTCTTCGTCTGTTTTATAGACCTTTGGATTCTTGTTGAAGATACCCTTCTTAGCGACGAAGAACTTACGGTCAGAAGGGTCTATTCCAGCGAATACGGCAGGTGCGCCATCCCACTTAACGGTTACGTTGATAGGAGCTTTAGATCTTCCAGCAAGCATGTCTCGAAGCGAGCGGAGGAAGTTGATTGACGAACGAGTTCCATCAACACCGAGGTTTAGAATGGCATCTTCAAGGTGCTCCATATGGAGATTCTTTTCCTCGGCGAGGTATTCTCTAAAAGTTATCATCATACTTTCCTTATTGATCCGTCGTGCTTTACGTGATATGCCTCGAAGGAAATACCTGGATACTGTTTTGCGAGAGCCTTAAACATTGTAATGTTCGACATGGCATCGTCAAAGAAACGAACTCTCTCGTACTTACCGCCACGAAGATACTTATGGAAGACGAACCTCTTGTTCTTTGCAGATGATCCAAGTTTTAGATTTCCAGCTCTCTCAACATATACGTTATCAATATCTATACCATAACGACGGAATGTGTCAAGGAACTTTTTCTTATCGTCGAAATCGGATCGAGCAGTCACGATAATGACTCTAGACCCTGCAGCCGTGGCGTTCTTAATGATCGCCTTTGCTTTTTCGATCATCTTCATGATGGGGACTGAAGTCTTCTGAAAGACTTCTGCGGACTCAAACTCCCCGAAGTTATAGGACTCGCCATCTTTCAATTTATAAGTATTAAATTCTTGATTATCGAGTGAACGAACTAACTTGCCGTCCTTCATCACTCGTATCTTAGCAGAAGTGCGAAAGAGAGTCTCATCGATATCAAAGATCGTTAGACCTTTACCGCGAGTCTGTTCGGTTATGAAAGATTTAAATGAAAGCATCATTAAACTCCAAAAAGATCTTTTAATGTTTTTTCCATCACATCGAAATCTATGTTAACTGTTTTTCCCATCGTAGGTGCAATGTTAAACGGAGATCTTCGTGCTCTTGGTATTGAAAAACTCATTTCAAATGTAAATTGATATGTTCCGCCACCTTTTGCCTGCACTCTTGCCCTATAACCAGCGTTTGCGGCATTACCAAATGAAGGAACACCCTTTAATCCAAGCGGATTGTTATTTCCTAATAAAAAGAACCCATCAGTACCAACATTTACATAATAAGTCTTTTTCTTATTGTAGTATTCTTCTATCTTTGTTGCAGGTATAACACCTTTAATTTCTGAAAAACGAGAAAGCTCTTTTGAATATATTTCTCTTTTGTTTAGTCCTTCTATCTCAGACAAAACGTTTCTATTCTTCGTAAACTTATATGGTTCTTGCTTCCAAGAAGATTTGATTGTGTCAAGTATCCCAACTTGTTTAGCGAGTTCTATGACAAATAGTTTTTCGTCATTGGTTTCATTCTCACTACCTATCGACCAATTGCCATCGTTCCATTTCATGACTAACGAACCTGCAGATGCCGCAGTGATCTTAAGTTCACACCCGGTTGCTGTCTGGCCAGGCCCAGGTCTTTTAATCATAAGATCTGGTATATCAGATCCAGCGCCAGCAGGAACAAAACTTTTTGGTACGATGTCAAATGGTTTTAACGCTTCAACAGCATTTCTTTCGTATTGAAAACCTTGTTGAGCCACTTCAATAATATACCTTCTAAAAGATTGCATAGAAAACCTCTGAGTTTTCTTTTATTTATAAAAGAAAGAAGAGGCTTTACGCCTCTTCATATACTGCATTTACTTTCGTAGTAAAGAACGTCGGAGTCCATCCATTGAACCCAGACCCAAGGTTCATTTTTCGACAGATATCCCTTGCTTTGGTTTCGTCGCAGCTAAGATGAATCAATGTACCGGTATCTTTTTCAAGAATATCGTAACCGTCTTCTTGTTTCTTTACGCTATAGCTCATTTCAGATCTCCTACTTCAAATAACGACTTTTTGCCCTTAGGTTTAATATCCCACTGCTGATTGAAAGCACCCTTATCAAAGACAGAGGAGTCTTCATCATCACTCGTAAATTTAGTCTCACCACGTTTATTCGTTCGGTCATCCTGCGGTTCTTTAAACAGAGTTTTCTGAGCAGACTCTTCAGCATCGAACAGTTTCATCTTTGCACGGTCGATCCCAACGATAAATCTTCGATACTGACCAAGATCACCCCAACGGTTTTTAAGCTGTTTGAATATGATCTGGCGACGGTCTGACAATTCTTCGGATGTAACTAGGCCGAAGATTGCATCTGCAGTATGAGTAATACCCATGGACTCTGAAGTATTCGATAGTTCAACGTCAGAACTATCATACGCTCCGCGATTGAACTGCGAAGAAGTTACGATAGCTAAATTAAACTCCATCGCAAGACCACGAACTTCTTCTGCGATAGATTTTACGAGAGTATAGGAGTTTGCTTGCGCAGCTCCCTTTACTCTTGAAGACGAACAGATATTCAGATAGTCCAAGAAGATAATATCTGGTGTAAAGTTCTTCTTCAGGCGCAACTCATTCAGTAGGTGACGGAAATGACCGGAGTGAGCAGACCCAGTCGGATATTCCTTAATGATAAGTTTACCTGGAGTCTTGCGTTTAAAGATAGCCATCTTCTTTTCAAAAACATCGAGAGGAAGCTCTCGAACTTCATCAAGAGTTATGTCCATGATGTTTGCGTCGATCCTTCTCGCAACTTCTTCTTCGGCAAGTTCCATTGTAATATACAGAACGTTCTTTCCGAACATAAGACTCGAAGCAGCCATGTGACACTTAACGAGAGACTTACCACCACCGGTAGTCGCAAGCAGGACAGTCATAGACTTACGAGGAAGACCGCCCTTTGTTACTTTATTCAGAAGTTCAATATCAAACGCGATGCGTTCATCTTTACGATGATAGTAGCTGTGTCGAGACTCAACATCTTCAAGGAAGTCATGACCGATATGAGAGTCAAAGCCGATGCCAAGGGAGTCCGAAAGTATCTTTGGAATTGCTCCCTTGTCAAGTTCTTTATCCTGCCCGTCAAGAATAAGGATTGCTCTACGAATTGAGTTATAGAGATCCTTATCCTGACAGAACTTTTCCGTTTCATTGATAAGAAAGTGTTCGTTCGTATCCTTATCAACTTTCAATTCGTCAATAAGAGTCACCACTTCTTTATATGAAGACTCGTTAAGATCCTTACGTTTATCGATAGAGATCTTAAGAGCCTCAATAGATGGCGGCTCTTTGTATTCATTCATATAATCGGTATAAGTTGAAAAGATCTTACGAAGACTATTGTCGTCGAAGTATTCCTCTTTAATATAAGGAAACACTTTACGGCAATAGTCTTCGTTATAGATCAAATTCGACAGGATTGCCTTTTCGATCATTCATCACCTTCTTCTGAGTCGTCATCAACGTATGTAACTTCACTATCGTCATCCCTTAGAATAATACTTCCGCCTACGGTGTAAGCGTTCTTAATGTACTCTCCAAAGTTTGTCTCTGTAAACATTTTATTCCAAAATTCTTTACTGTCAACAATTTCTTTTGCTCGAAGAAGCTTTTCGCTGATAATTTCTCCAGTGTCTGGGTTCACAGCCTCGTGCCAACCGACCTTAGGCTTGCGAATGAAACCACCTTTTTCGGCAACCTCAAGAAGACCGGACCACTTTGCGATGCCACCCTCCCAGCTTACGCTAATCGGAATCTTAGACTTTTCTTTGACGTGGCGAGATTTCTCAATGTTGATAACAAAGTGATAACCCTGGATCTCAGTACCAACCTTATCCTGTTGACGACCAATGATCCAAATAGCATCTGCCGAATAGTAGATACCAGTACCACCAGAAACGATGTCCTTAGGAAAGAGACCGATTTCTTTATACGTATGGTTAACCGCAATCAAAGGAATATCCTTCAGATTGAGATGTGGAGTCACGATACGGAACAACGACTTAAGAGCCTTTGCACGAGACATATCAGCAACGGACTTACCGTCAAGGGCGTCTTCGACTTCTTTCTTCGATGCAAGGTTTCCGACAGAGTCGATAATGATAATGACGTTATCTTTCTTTTCGATCTTATCGAGCTGCTGAGAGATATCGAATTTAAGTTCTTCCACGTTCGTGATAGGAGTATGAACAGTCCTACCCATATCAATACCAAAGGATTCAAAATACGATTGTGGAGTACCAAATTCCGAGTCATAGAACAACAGGATTGCGTCCTTATTTCTCTCAAGATAAGCTGCAGCCATCAGAAGTGCGAACGCAGACTTAAAGTGTTTTGATGGACCTGCAAGGACGAGCAGACCAGGTGCTACACCACCATCGATACGACCAGACAGAGCTACGTTAACCATAGGAACTGGAGTCGGAGCCATGTCTTTCTTACCATAGACTTTCGACTCCATGATCGGAGCAGTCAACTTAATGGTACTATTCTTTACGAGTTTATCCAACAGACTCATACTATCTTCCTTCTATAATTGAGAGTAGCTTATCTTTATAGGCCTCAATCTTCTTTACACGATCCGGCCAATAAATTGTTGATTTCTCTGGATTTCTGCAGAGATTATCTAAGAACGGAACTATCGAATTGTATAGTCTGTTCAATCTTTCTTGAAGATCCTCGATTGCTGCTTGGTCGTTTGCGTGAGCAGACTCAAGTTTAATCGCAGTCTCTTTTACTTCTTCGATTTCGTCGTCTATGAAACTAAATCCAAAATCAAAGTCTATGATTTCTTTATTCTTTGTCATGTGAATCACCTCTTTAAGTGGAAGAGGAGCCGAAGCTCCTCTCTATTATGACTTAATAAGGCTTCTGAACTTGGCGAGATCTTCATCATCGTCATCGTCAACGCTATCCATTGACGACTGAGACTGTTTCATTTCTTGCTGAGATTCGCTCTTTGAGAAACGACTCATGTCAAGATCTTCATCAACTTCGTCTTCAGCTTTGCGATTACCGTCAACCTGGTCACCAGTAAGGTTCAGTACACGATAAAGCTTTGCCTTCAACTCTGCGTAAGGTTTGAAGTGTTTAGGATCGACGATTTCTTGCAGAGAATGTTCTGATTTCCAAACGTTTTCCAACTTAGAGTCATCTTCGAACAGAGGCTCAGACGAGTCGAATTCAGACTTATCATAGTTCGCGTAACCTTCGAACTGACGGATCTTAAGACGGAAGTTTGCACCTTCCCAAAGATCGAACGGGTTAACCGGCTTTTCATCTTCGAATTGCGGGTTCATCAAGTCGTTCAACTTGTCGAAGATCTTTTTGCCGAACTTGAAAAGGAAAACCTTTCCATCATTGTCGGGATTGGCGCTATCCTTAATCACGTACACGTTAGCGATGTAGTGAAGACGACGCTTCTGTTTGCGAGCCTGTTCTTTGTCTGCTTCAACACCGGAATTCCACAGCTTAGAATTCAATTCTGAGACTGGGTCGTCTTTGTTGATTGTGGTTAAGGAATTTTCGATATACCAAAGACCAGTCGGACCTTGGAAACCATGATCCCACAAACGAACGAATGGCATATCTTCTCCGTTTGGTGCAGGAAGAAAGCGAATGATCGCAAAGCCGTTTCCAGCTTTATCTCGCGATGGTTTCCAAAACTTGCCTTCGTTGGGATCGGTGTAGCTCTTCTGTGCAATCTGCGAGAGCTGAGAGTTCAATTTGTCGAGTGACTTTGAACGATTATTTTTGAGTGTAGCAAAATCTACCATCGGTGTATCTCCTTGTATGCGATGTATGACAATGTATTGCAATTTTATGACGGATCAACCATCACAATACTATTTATCTTCGAAAAACTGTTCTTTCACAATCTTCGAAAATTTTTTTTGATCCACTTCCATGAATGGATAATATTTCTTGGATAACCTTATTATATCGCGCGCGATGAATTTGTCAACTATTTCTTTTTCCCATAGGTCATAAACGTTTGATATGCGGGCTAAAATAGAAAACGTCTCGAGCGATATTTCTTTACGTAGGTATAGAGTCATAACGTATGGATGCTGACCATCTTTCACTACGAAGTTGTCGTGATAGTTCTCTTTAAGTTTCTTGATGTCGTTCTTGAACATATACGTAAGAGACTCTACTCTCTTTTCCCATTCGACGAATATGTTCTCACCTGTTTCATCTACGATATCGCGGATCCATACCTTTTGATTATGGATAATGTTCGCGAGTAGAATCTTAGTAGGATCGTTTCTCTTTGACAGTTTGTAAAAGAAAAACGCGTCGTTTCGTGTCTGAAATTTATCAAAGGACGCGCGCACTTTACCATTATACTTATGATAATCGTAGCCATCGCTTTCAAAGTGTTTCTTCAATGCCAAGTAGTTGACATAGACACGAAACGACTCCTCATTAGCATAATTTAACGAGACCATTCTCTTCCTTCTTCACCATTCTTACAGCAACCGCTTCTTCAC